AATATTAAATACCTCCTGTAAGTCTTCATCGCAGGTTTCTAACTTCCCCCTGCTTTTCTTGCTAAAGCGAGGCATTATCTCCTAACGTCAGAAGTATCAGAGGGTTCTGTAAATTCAAAGTTCCTATAAAAATCCATCCTTTTATCCGATAAAGACTTTTGCATCTTATCAAATGCAATATCATCTTCCATTTTTGTATCATGCTCATGAAACCATTTAGCCGCAGCTGAAGTACGTGGCCCCAACATAGCATCCTCTTTTAGAGGAAAGTCATCTTCAATACCAATGTGCCTTCTATAAATATTATAAGCCTTTTGAAATTTTAGAGTATTCCTATTCGTTCTATCATTACTCATTGTCTCCCTCAGTAATCTAACATACCATCTTGGGAGCATTTCATTTTGCTCTTTTCCTCCTTGCTTTATTGATTGAATTTTACCGTCTCGTACATTTAGATGCATTCTATCGGGCATTTGTCTCTTCCTTAGGCTACTATCCAGGGTTTAGCCTTACGTTTCGGTTTGTACCACTTTTTCTCTTTGTTTTGAGAGTAATTAGGTGGAAAAGCATGCACATTTGCATAATAAAGAGACTCAATGGTGTCATCATGTGCCATTCTGGGGCCGAAAGTAAGGATTTCGTTCACCAAATCAAACATATTCTCCCTCAAATTTACTGTTCCCATGCTAAATCTGCCACTTAAACCACTGTAAATCCTGTTTCTTTTCTGAGTTCCACCTGGTTTCTCAGGAATAACAGCTATATCGAAGCGATTTATCCGCCTCCTTTCATCATTCAATGCTTGAAATATAGAACGGTTCATAGCCACATCCTCTACAGTAGCTGAGGTACAATGATACTTGTTATAGAGTTCAATTATATAATCGACAACTCCTTTCTTCTCAAGAAGTTCCCCATCCATTCCTTTTGCTCCTATAGTTGGAATACTTCTATGCCTTTCATACTCGAGAACGTATAGTCCATTATCTGTGTCCACGCCCACAACCATAATGACACTAAAATCAGATTCTTTAGTATCAATGTCAGTAGCAGGGTCACAACCGATAAATGTATTGATAGGTCTCTTTTCTCCGTTTTGTACGATATAGTTAACGTCTTCTTCATACTCATAATAACCTTCCCAATACTTAGTGTGTTGTCTTCTCCATACAGAATCTTCCTCCGATTGGACTTCCATCATATATTCTTGGTAAAACTTAGCAGGCTGACCTGAATCTCGATAGAACTTCTTCTTCTCTTCGAGCTTACTCTCTGGAAAGAAGGACGGCCAAAGCACACTACCTGTTGGTAGTATGGCTTTATATGTCACTACTTTCCAAGCAAACTTTTCTTTTTTCTTCTGACTACGCGCATGATTGACGATAAGATTGTTGATAAAGGAATCATAATGAACAGGAGTACCATTAACACGGAGCCTACCAGTATGAGGCTCAAGAGCGGGATATACAACAGCAGTGACCAGATTAGCATTTTTAGCTCTAGCTTCAACTGTGATAGTGTTTTGTTCGTGCTCGAAGTCATCGAGACATATGAGGTCGTACCGTTTGTGGAGTTTCGCGCCTCCTCTGATGCCCGCGACGTTTGACTTAGAAATGAGTTTGCATCCATTTTTTAATTCAATATCCTCCTCTGTCCACTTGTTCCCCTTGAGATTTCCAAAGTAGTATTTGATTCTATCATTGTATTCCAAGTGGTATTTGATGTAATCCATGTTTCCTACGCTCAATTTCTGAGTAGCGGAAACCCATGCGTAGAATAACATATCATCCTCAGGGCAGAAACAAAAGTCTTTAAGAATTGAAGCCTTAGTGAGAACAGTCTTTCCATGTCCTCTAGGAAGAATAATAGCTAGTTGTTTAACATCAAGGTTATCTATGTGGTCAGCCATCTCATAGTGAAAAGGGGGAGTCTCACTACGCATAAAGTCATCAGGAAGAAAGAGCTTCCCGAAAGCAATTAAATCACTCTTCGCTAGAAGGAGAGTCTGTTCCGCTTCCGATATCTGAGTCTCGTTTATATTTGCCATCTAGGTATTCACCAAACTTCTTTTCATTATCCATGAACTCAATGAAATCTGAAAGTACTCTTTCAATATCTTCCATTCTTAGGCTTGATATCTGAACATGATGTACAAGGCCTTCTATTGCTCTCACCATATCATTCTTTGAGATAGGCCTCCTGTTGGGATGTTTGCTCATCCTTGCCCCCTTTTCTTTTTACGATAATACTTCTTACTACCAATATTTCCAAATTTAGAACCTTTTCCCTGTCCTTGCCTTGTCTTTTTGGCTCTCTTCCTTACTGGAGAATAGTCAATTAGCTTCGGCATTGTAGTGAATCCTAGTTGGAATATCCATACCCTCTATGATGTCAAGCATGGCTTTGAGAGCGTCATAGTGTCTCGAACTTAAATCATATAAGTTTAGAGGTAGTTCTGACTTTAATTTTTTAAGTTCTTTGATAGCTTCGTCTAAATCTATTTCGATTAATTCTCCCAACACCTAATTCCTTCTTCTGAGAACTCCATAGTCACCCATCCTGTTCTGATAACTGGGTAAACTGCATACCTAGCATAAGCGGCATATCTCAAAAAGGAACCTCCTCTCACGTACCATCTCCTCTTGAGAGACTCTTCATCACCTTCAACTCTAATCGAGTCAACTGGCTTAGCATATAGCTGATGATTGTGACCAAGCACGAAAACATCTCCATCAGAGTAAATCGAAGCAAGTCTATCCAATTCAAGGTCGCCATTCTTCGCGCCACTCTTCCCGTGTCCACTAACAAGGTAGTAATCTTGTCCTTTGACGGATATTTTAGAATATCCTGGATATTGGTAGTATGGTACATTTAACTCAGCCGCAAGAGTCTTACATACATCAAAATCGAGAATAACATAGCTTCTAAGAAAATCATGGTTTCCTCCCCTTACAAATAAGCATTTATCTTTTATTGGAGCTACAGCTTGGAGAAAACTTAGATACTGGTCTTCTGGTGGTTGTATCTGACCCCTTCCAGAGATAGCCTTGTACCCTGGAGGAATCATTTCTATCATATCACCATTTCCAAACCATACTGAATGTGGGTCTTTCGCTATTGTTGTAACAGCGGAACTAAACTTATTAACATCAAACTCTCTTGCCCCAAGATGGATATCTGTGAGACAGTGTACTCTTACAACTTTGTTAGATGAATAAGAGAGTATATCCCCAGGCTGAATAGTTGGGTCATATTCCTTAACCTCTGTGTCAAGAGGTATAGAAAAACTCTTTACACATGACTTGCACTTGTAATACTGTGAAATTCCATACTTCCTTTTTCTCTTCCCATCCTTTTTGGTATACATTGAAGAACAATGTGGGCATATCATCTTTCCCCCTTACCTGTGCCGAGAACCTTCCTCTCAGCTTTTTCTATTTGCTCAGGTGAGAAACCGCTAAACATACCGATAACTCCCTGTTCTACTCTCTTAACTCCGCTACCGAGAGTACCTATTGCTTTGCCGAGTTCCTTTAAGCTCTGAAGAGCTATGTTCTCATCAACACTGGTCTCAGCAAGAGTTTTTAAATTATTTAGGATGTATTCATGATTAATGCCAAGAGACTTTGCTATGTCCTGGACACCCTTCTCAACTTCTTTCATTACTCGCTCCTGTTTTAAAAGCACGGCAGCTCTTTTTTTGGCTTTGTCTGGTGAATCCTCATCATAAGCATCCATGTAGGACTTTACCACACCCATTCCTACCGATACGTTGGTAGCGAATATCCTTTCTTTGTTGGTTACCTTTTCCCTCTCTCGAACTCTTTTGGTGGTGTCTTTTATTTTCTTTGAGAATGTGTACCTATTTGGATGCCTGGAGAAGTCGGTATCCATGAAAGTACCCTTCCGATTCAGAAAGGTTCCCACTACCGTCCTTACCCATCCCTTTGCATAGGAATAGTTTTTCCTGTCTCCTGGATGAGCTATATTCCCCGACACCTTGAGTAACTGAACGATGGAGCTATCATCACTCCAAACCCAATCTCCTTCTTTCCCCTTTCTCCAATCCTCAATGGGAGTAATGTCAGGATGGTCGTTGTAAAATTCGGAAATGTCCTCGTAAACGAAATGCTCTTTGTTCTTGATTGTTGCTGACTTCATTCGGGGTATGGACTGGTATTCCCCAACTGAGCCCACAGAGAATCTATCAATCCAAGCACCTCATGAGGGATGTGATAAACAGTGCCATTGATTTCTATCGGAGCCAGGTCATCATCGAGTAAGGACAATCTTGTTAGAATGCGTTCCTGTTCCTCCATCGGTAGTTGAGCAAGCCATTCTATTGAAATTGACATAGGGCAAATAACGGGTTATTTAACAGCACTCTTTTCTTCTCTTTCTTTCTTTCTTTTGCTTCTTTTCTTTCTTTCTTTCTCTTCTTTTACAATTTGCATAGCCATTTGAACTACCGCTTCATCGAACTCACGGTCTTCTCTCTCTGCCTCTGCGCGAGCTACTCCTGTTAGCCCTTCGTTGCCAGATAATTGCTTTGATGTAATGTAACCGTCACTCATAGGGCAAACTTACTACCGTGCCCAGGTGCTTTTCAAGAAAAATTGTACCATTTTGAAGTGCGCTCTTGTTTCCTTGGTGTACCCCTATAAAGGGGTTTTTCGTATATACGAATTACGTTGTATTTCATTTTTTGATTTTATGTGTATTTAGTTTTTTAATAGTTTAACAAAGGAGATAACTATGGCTAGTGGAATAAGAATGCGTAGTAGAAGTGACTACCCCATAGATGTCAGAGATGACAAGAACGTGCCTGATGAGTTCACAACTGAACAGAAAGAAATTATGTTCGGTGCGTGGCTACATAAAGCATGTGAGCTTGCTCCAGCTCAAGCTACAACACTCATTGGTACCGCTATGAAAGGCGGTCATACCGATGGTACTACATTAGCTGAGAAGCTGTTGCAGTTAGCAAAGGAGGCTAAATGATAGAGCTTTAATGGTCTAACCCACATACAGATTATTACTATGGCCTGATGGATTGGTGTCCCTTAAGGGGTTATTACTTCGGTAATTTCCCCTTTTTTAGGCAGGCTGTGCGGTATCTGGGTAAAACCATGAGTAAATCTATTGATAAGTCTATTAAACTGGACAATCAATCAACTATCATTAACATGACCTTTCAATAGAACCTGGGCATAAACACCCAAAACTAGCGCGTATGAACGCAAATGGTTCTCTGAGCCAACGAATCAGATAGCTTACTATGAGCGAAGATACTAATCAAAGGTGTAAACATTGTAGTTAAGTAACACTTTAATCGCTGTCATTGGGTAGGTTTCGGGCTGGCGGGTGGAATAATTACACCTTAAGGTCACTCTAGAGCGAAAGTTGTTGGATATGCATATTCAATGATGTCTAGGTCTATAAGAAGCCCTTCAGTCGTCAGATGAAGGGTGCTGTGGCAACAGCAAGACTTGGACTCTACCCGTGATTGCAAACTGGAGGTACTATGAGTATCAAACTGTATTCCGCTGTTTTCTTTAAATCAGGATTGCACATGACCTATGATTTCAATCCCGAACATGCTGTGTTGCCTGATGGTATAACATCTGGCGATAGACAATCAGTTCTCATTAAAGGTGTATCAATTCTAAATTCATTTGGTGTGTTATCATGTGAATGCGAGAACAAAAGACACGATGGTGTTATGAAATATCAAGAAAATGGAGTTACACCACTTCATATTACTTTGTATACTCATAAGAAGACTGAACCAAAAGAGGCTGGAACATTTCTTGAGTTGAATGTCGCAAGAGAGCCTTTTATGTCACCTTGCCGTTTATTTGGTAAGTGGGGCTTCATGAGAGCTAATGGTAAGATTGATTATACGCCGTCTTTGTTCCGTTTCCAATAAATGGAAGCAAATTTTGCTTCTACTATTATTTAAAAATTCCCCGCATCACTGTTTGCTTGATTAGAGGAAACCTCGGTGTAACCCGAGTGCATCTCTTTACATCAGAAACATGATACGTCCAAAGCTGGGCATACAGGAGTTGTTCACCTGTGTGTCCAGTGGGAATACCTTTCAAGGATGATTCGACCAATGAAAGTTATATTGTGTATACCAATAGACTTTTATGGATACTGAAGACTAGGGGAACCCCCTTTATATCAGCACTGAGCTAACCGTTAGACAAACGTAAACTGTCTACGAATGTGTGATGAAGCATAATAGGCGCGTTTCACACCCTTGATTAAACTTTTGATGTTTAGTTTGCTTAATGTTTAACCAACTTGTTATAACTCGTAGGTTACGAGAGGATATGGTGATGTATCCGTTAAAAATTAACAGCATACCAGACATCATAATGAGGGGGCTTGAGCCTATCGATTACCGGTCACTCATACGCGTGAAATAACACCTTGTTAGTCTTGATACTAGTTCTTCAGACTGCAAGTTAAGTCCCATCTATTTTTTAAAATTGAGGAGTTTGCTCTAAGGCTTAGAGTTAGTTTGGCCGCTAACATTAAGTACGAGCATTAACTCAACGCACGTTCAAAAGAAGGGCTGACCCATAGGCTCTGACGTGCATTTGCCAAGACAGCATTTAGTCAAGGGACTGTGTGTTGTCGCACTAACCCAAGAGGGGACAGCCGTAAAGGTTGTGAAGTAGAGGCATCTACTGGCGAAGTCTTCTTGTGCCACATTAAATGAAGCTCCCGAAAGGGTTAACTTCTATGTGTCGGACTCAATGATATCTTTTAGGTTCAGGATGGCATTAGCAGCCTAGATATCAGCATATTGACCATTGTGGTCTCGTTAACGGATAATGCCCTTGATTGGGGAATCACATTATTGTAGACGGTCTATGAAAATAGAAGTGTGTTGAGCCGTGACCTCGACAGAGGCGATTGCTCCCAAGAGATGATAGTGTTGTTACTATCTGAGACTCCTCATAATTATTTAAAGGATGAAACATGAATAAAACTAACGGTGAAATACCAAAGAAGGGCGAAGGACAAATTAAAGCAGAAGTTATCATAAAGGCTTTCCATAATTACCAAAGACGGTCTTGGTTGTATAGACTGTTAGAGTGGTTTGGATTAAGATAAGGAGGCAGAGTATGCCTAGAATACATAAGACCAAAAACTATGACCAGTTTGCTATAATAGACTGGAACAGGGACATAGTACCTACTCATGTAGCGAAAGTTATGAAGAGTATGCACCAGATTGGTAATATTACTGATTTGGTTCCCTTGATAGTATGGCCGAAAGATAAGA